GGATGGGGGAAATACTCGCCGTGTGCTTTTTTGTACTCTTCAGTAGTTTTTTCATCTTTAATCATTTCTATATTTCTATGAACAAGCAATCTAAATTCTTGCTGATAGGAAAATTTGGACGGCTTTACAAAAGCGGCTTGCCATGGCTCTGTAACGAATAGATGTTTTTGCTTTTCCCAACTAAGCGAACCATATAAAACAAGACCATAAGTGCACGAATATCCATCAAAACAATCTGCGTTAAGTTGTGATATAAAGTCATTATAATTGATAACAGCGAAATACCCCTTTTTCTCACCAAAGAAACTCTGTGGCGCGCGTTTATTTATAATAATGCCCTTAGGAAGAACTTCTTTATCAAAGACAGCATATGTACAATAAATCGGTGAGCATATTCGAGCACAGTAAAGAAGCAGGCCTTCTGTTATATCGCCTCTAATGCAATCACTTTGCTCTTTTTCCAAATGTGCATAGTAGCTAAGCGGTCTCAGAAACAGCTCGCCCTCCATAATAAGACTATCTATGAACTTTTCTTCTGGAATGAATTTCACTAGATATCGAATATTGTCGTTGATCAAGAAAACCACTTCTTTCTCAGAGCTGTCTTTTATTTAATGGTATATCATAACTTACGTCAGCAGGCTTCTCTTCACTTCATCTATAGGACATAAATATTGTACCATTTTTCAGCATAATGTCAATAATTTCGGAGCAATACTTTTGAATATAGGAACATTAATATTAAATAAATAGAATCCCGCGTTTGTCATAGACGCTCTCACCATTGTCGTTTCCGCAACGAATCGCACGGTCGAGTGCCATAATCGTTGCCACAGCGCCATCGATTTTTTCAGTCGATTTTTCTTTATCTGCCTTAATATTGCCCGCAGGATCGGTGCGGATAAAAATGTTGTCCATCATCCAGCGAAGAACAGGATGACCGCCATGAGCAATTTTTTGTTCCAGTGTCAGTTTCATCAGTTCTTTTGTGGGTGGAGACATATCCTTAAAGCCCTGCCCAAAGGGCACGACTGTAAAGCCAAGACCTTCAAGGTTCTGCACCATCTGTACAGCACCCCAGCGGTCAAAGGCTATTTCACGGATGTTATATTTTGTACCGAGTTCCTCGATAAAGGCTTCGATGAAACCGTAATGCACAACATTGCCTTCAGTTGTTTTGAGGAAACCCTGCTTCTGCCATAAATCATAATTCACATGGTCACGTCGAACACGCAAATCGATGTTGTCCTCCGGCATCCAGAAAAAAGGCAAAACAGTGTATTTATCATCCTCATCCAATGGTGGAAAGACCAGCACGAAGGCTGTGATATCAGTAGAAGAGGAGAGGTCAAGCCCGCCATAGCAGACGCGACCTTCGAGCGACTCGGGATCTACCTTAAACGCACACTGATCCCATTTATCCATTGGCATCCATCGTACAGACTGTTTTACCCACTGGTTCAGCCGGAGTTGCCGGAAGCTGTTCTCCTCAGCCGGATTTTGCTTTGCACTCTCACAAGCTGCCTTTACCTTGTCTAATCCTATTGTGATGCCAAGAGAGGGGTTTGCTTTTTTCCATACTTTTGGATCCGTCCAGTCATCCGTTTCCGCAGCCCCAAAGATTACAGGATAAAATGTTGGATCCGTCTTGCGTCCTGATAGAATATCCAGTGCCTTTTGATGCACTTCATAACAGATGGAGTTTGTATTGTCGCCGGCAGTTGTAATCAAAAAATATAGTGGCTGCATTCGGGCATCTCCGCTACCTTTGGTCATCACGTCAAAGAGCTTTCTATTAGGCTGTGTATGCAATTCATCGAAAATAACCCCGTGGGTATTGAATCCATGCTTATTTGCCACGTCCGCAGAGAGAACCTGATAAGTACTCTCCGTGGGCATATATACAAGGGTTTTTGTCGATTCAGTTATCTTAACCCGCTTTGTTAATGCCGGTGATTTACGCACCATCGCCACAGCAACCTCAAACACAATCTTTGCTTGGTTCTTATCCGAAGCACAGCTATATACCTTAGCGCGCTGTTCGCCATCGCCACAAGTCAACAAAAGTGCAACTGCCGCGGCAAGCTCTGACTTTCCATTCTTTTTTGGTATTTCGATATATGCTGTATTAAACTGACGGTATCCGTTTGGCTTCAGAACACCAAATACATCTCGAATAATCTGTTCCTGCCAATCTATAAGTTCAAAAGGCCGACCGTCCCATATGCCGCTGGTATGACGTAAGGCCTGAATGAAAGCGACAGCATAGTCGGCGGCTTCCTTGCAGTAAACGGAATCCTTCATCATAAAACGAGTTGGTGTGTATTTCTTTAGTTTTCGTATATCAGCCGCCTCCTTTCAAAATGGCATAAAAAATGACCTGCCACAGGCAAGCCTACTAAAAATGTCTGCACGAGAGACAGCCCCTTTCGGGGTGTTCTCGGCTGTTTTCGATTTTAGGTTAGGGTTTTTCCGTTAGTTCGCCATCCACTAAAATATATCGGTGTTCGCATCCCTGCGCGTCCTTGGCAATAATCCGCAACTCTCCGTTTTCAAAAGCGTTGTAAACCTTCACGAAAGTGTATCCGTCGCCAAGCTGCTCGTCGATGAGTTTTCGGTAGTCCATGCTTTTCTCCTTTCTTTTAATGTTTGGCTTAATCGAGGTTCACAAGACCGTTTTTGTGCTGCGAGACCTCGGCGGGATTAATATCGACCGGCTCGCACATGGCTGCGCTTGCAAGCCATTTGGTGCCGTCGTTCCAAAGCGGGCGGAGTATTGGGTCGCCCGTGACTTCATGGAAACCGACGATCTTGGCGAGAATGCCGTGGTTGCGAACCGTCTGGTTCAGATGAAGTTGGTTTGTCATGTTGATGTCCTCCTTATAAGTGTGTTTTCCCTTGCGGTAGGTTACATATAGCCATAGAAAACACAGCATAGCAAGGCAATTACACGATATAAATCGGCATATACTACACAATCTTTGTTGCTCGTAAAACTACTGTAGTTGTGTATTTTTCAATTAAATTTTCCGGCATATATCCTCGCCATATACGATATGAAGCGTGCTGCCGTTGTCCCATGAAACCATTATGCTTCCAATGTCATCCACACCCGTGACCGTTCCTTTAGTACCAATAGGAGGAGCTTGTATGTCATCCATTTTTATCAGTTCCACACGGCACCCGACGGGATATTGAGCGCGGATACGTTCGACGGTTTCTCTTGAAGGAAATCTATTGCTCATCACCTGTACCACCTTTCGGATTTTTGAATGCGCTGCTGCCGGGGAGGTTTTTCAGCAGGATTTTTCTGCTAACCTTGTATTCGTCACCAATAAAGCCGAGGGAGAGCAGCCAGCAGCGCATGGCGTACTTTGGATTATCAACCTCACGTTCTTTGGCACTGATTCGCTGCTTTTCTTTTGCCGTTTCACAGAGCTTCGATATTAGTGTGGTATAAGCGTGAACCGAATCGCTGTCTAAGTTTCCTTTGAACCACGGGAATCGGAGAGTGTTTTCTGTTTGCTGAATGGGCAAATCGGGGACACCTAATGCTGCTTTGAGTAGTGATTCCTTTGCGGTGACCAGTTTGGCAAGGTTATCAAGTTTTTCAGGAGTGAAGCCCGTCAGCGGCATCTCAATAACAAGCTCGTCGCCATCATTAGTGTCACTGCCGTCCTTTTCTGCTTCAAAGCCCAACTCATGCAGCCGCTCTATGAGCTTTTCGATTTCCACGCTATCACTACGGTTATCAAAGACAACGGTGCCGTCTTTATCAACAGTGAAGCAATCAATCGCGTAAGAGAAGCTCGGTGCACCCAAATATTTAGGTTCGGCTTCCAAAATATCTCCCATTGCCCGAACGAGACGCTTGCGCTCATCGCCGGTGACGTTATACCTGATTTCAAATGTGTTTTGTTCCATGCACTTACCACCTTTCTGCGTTCTACGCAGGTCATATAGAGCCATAAAATCTGTAGAATAGCAAGCGTTATTCTACAGACTTTTTGACATCTATATATGCAGTTTTTTGTGTATCGCGCATAAGGAAAACGTCGGTATCTGAGCCTTTTTGCTCTATGTACCGTTTCACGATAACATCGGCATAACGCTCATCAAGCTCCATCGTATAGCAAATGCGTCCTGTCTGCTCGCAGGCAATGAGAGTACTGCCGCTGCCCCCGAATGGGTCAAGCACAATGT